TGATGAAGAAACAAAACAAGAAGAACCAAAGGAAACAATAAAAGTCGAAGAAACAGAAATAAAAGAAGAAACAAAAGTTGAAGAAGAAACAAAAGAACCAGAAGTAAAAGAAGAGACAGAAGAAAAGAAAAAAGAATTAGAGGAGTATAGTGATGGTGTGCAAAAAAGAATTGCTAAGCTAACTAAAAAATGGCGTGAAGCAGAACGTCAAAAAGAGGCTGCTATAGAGTGGGCTCAAAAAGTTAAAAAAGAGCAAGAGAGTTTGCAAACCAAACTATCAACAATAGAACCTAACTATGTAACCGCTATGGAGGGCAGGGTAACATCTGGTCTACAGGCTGCACAAGCTGCTCTGGCTAAAGCAAGAGAAGCTGGTGACATCGCTGCAGAGGTTGAGGCACAAAAGATGATAGCTAGACTAGGTGTGGAAGAGGCGAGAGTAGCTAATCTAAAGAAAAAAACTGAGACAGAGGTAAAACAACCTCTTAAGACTCCAACTTTAGATCAAGCAATAGCTCCTGCGTCCACAGTATCTGATCCAAAGGCTGAAGCATGGGCTGAGAAAAACCCATGGTTTGGTACAGATAATGCCATGACCTACACTGCATTTGATTTACATAAAAAACTAACAGAGGAGGAAGGGTTTGATGCACAATCTGATGATTATTATGCAGAGATTGATAAACGTATGAGACTTGACTTCCCGCATAAATTTGGTAAAACTGAAACAACGGCATCGACAAAGCCTACACAAACAGTAGCTTCAGCAAAGCGAAGTGTAAATAACAAGTCGCAGAAAACAGTGAGACTCACGCCGTCTCAAGTAACCATTGCTAAAAAATTAGGTGTGCCACTAGAACTTTATGCGAAACAATTAAATATCACGAAGGAGAGATAAGCATATGACAGAGAAAAAAATAGACTCCCGTGCGAGCCAAACCAAAGTTAAACAACAGAAAAAAGTTTGGACTCCACCATCATCTTTAGATGCTCCACCCGCACCAGATGGTTTTAAACACAGGTGGATAAGAGCTGAGTCGCTTGGTTTTGAAGATAGTTCAAACATGTCGGCTAAGATTAGATCAGGTTATGAATTAGTGAGAGCTGATGAATATTCTGATGAGGATTATCCAAGTGTAGAAGACGGGAAATACAAAGGAGTTATCGGAGTTGGCGGCCTTTTGCTGGCAAGGATACCGGACGAGATTGTTGAGTCGCGCAAAGCATATTTTGCACAACAAACCAAAGACCGAAACGACGCGATTGATAACGATTTAATGAAGGAACAGCATCCAAGTATGCCGATCAATAGTGATCGACAGACTCGTGTAACCTTCGGTGGTACTAAGAAATCCTAATTAAAGAATTTCTAACCAACGAATAATTAAATCGTACTGGAGGCCCTTTTGGGCAGGTACATAAAAGGAGCAATACTATGGCTAATAAAGACGCGGCTTTTGGTTTCAAACCTACAAGACATCTTTCAGGTGGAAGAATCAGAGCTGAAGAGTACAAAATCGCGGCTAACCATGGAACTTCCATTTTTAATGGTCAAGTGGTTGAAGCGGTAGCTGGTGGTGGTATTGAACAAGCGGCAGCTGGAGACACTCAACAAGCGGGTGTATTCGGAGGTTGTTTCTTCACAGATCCATCAACTAGTAAACCTACATTTAAAGCCTTCTATCCTGCAAGCACAAACGCTTCAGATATAGTGGCTACAGTGTATGTGGATCCTTTTATCGTGTTTGAAGCACAGCATGATGGTACAGGAACATCGGCGATGAACAATTCTGGTTTTGATTTTGTTGGAACGAGTGGAAGCACTCTTTCTGGACAATCAACTTCAGAGATTGACACATCTACTTCTGGGACATCAGGTGGTTTTAAACAGATAAGTATATCAAAAGATCCAGAAAATAGTGATGAGTCATCAGCAAATGCGAATGCATACGTTGTATTCAATACTGGTGAACACATCTTTAAATTAACAACAGGCGTATAATCATAGGAGTATATAAATTATGGCAATATCAAGAGCACAGCTAGTCAAAGAACTAGAGCCAGGTTTGAATGCACTATTTGGCCTGGAATATAACAACTACGCGGATGAGCATCTTCAGATCTACGATGTAGAAAATTCTGACAGAGCTTTCGAAGAAGAAGTGATGTTATCTGGTTTCGCTAATGCTTCAGTAAAACCTGAAGGATCAAGCATAAACTTCGATACAGCACAAGAAACTTTCACTGCTAGATACACACACGAAACGCTTGCTTTAGCGTTCTCAATCACTGAAGAAGCGATTGAGGATAACTTGTATGACAGACTTGCGTCTAGATATACAAAAGCTTTAGCTAGATCTATGGCGAATGCTAAACAGATCAAAGGAGCTAACGTGTTAAACAACGGTTTCGATTCTTCTTTCACAGGTGGTGATGGTAAGGAGCTTTTTGCTACTGACCACCCAATCATCGCTGGAACATTCAGAAATGAATTGTCAACTGCAGCTGACTTAAACGAGACATCGTTAGAGCAGTCGTTAATTGACATCGCAGCGTTCACTGATGAGAGAGGTCTAAAAATCGCAGCTAGAGGAATGAAAATGATCGTTCCTTCTGCTTTACGATTTACTGCTGAGAGATTGATGAAATCTCAAGGTAGAACTGGAACTGCAGATAATGATATCAATGCATTAGGAAACATGGGAATGATCCCACAAGGTTATGTAGTAAACCACTACTTAACTGATACTGATGCGTTTTTCATTAAAACTGATGTACCTAACGGAATGAAAATGTTCGTTAGAGCACCAGTAAAAACTGCAATGGAAGGTGACTTTGAAACTGGAAACGTAAGATACAAAGCTAGAGAGAGATATTCATTTGGATTCTCAGACCCTAGAGGTATCTTCGGATCTCCAGGAGCAGCGTAATCTAACTAATTTTGAGGTGGGACACAATCCCGCCACAATCAGCAAATAGAAAGGAAAAATGCACCCTATAAAATTCAAAGTTAAGATATTTGCCTATCAGTATGGCACTGAATTTGAGATAGAAAGCCTCAATGGACCCATTGACATAGAAAATGCAATAGTTGACAGATTGGGAAAATCTGATATAAAATGGGAGTATCTTGGAGAAATGATGGATCCCAAGGTAAATAGAATAACCTATGAGGAGGTTATTGATGGAGGCGATAATGCAACATCTACAAGGTCTATACACAAAGAAGAAGGGTTTGGATCTTCAGTGGGAGCAAGAGC